TACTCATTGAAATATTTAATACTTTCTTTTACTACCCACTTATTTGCATCACTTTCAAAGAAGTCTACTTCAATAATATCGTGAATTCGTTCAATAAATGAACGATCAGATATCAAGCACGAAATACACTTGATTTGGAAGTCACGGCCATATTTTGTTAATGAATCAATTGCTTTTTTGTTTTCCATAAGATAACTCTACTATACCACTGTTTTTTACCAACCACAACGTTTAAATAACGTTTATTTTTTATTCAATGAAACTGTTTAGTTTGCCAAAACACTCATTCAACCAAATGTGATAATTTGGGATATTATTCCACATTTTGTCTTCTGTAATCAACTTCGTAAAAGTCATTTTATCTATTTTACGAATAGGAGTCTTTATTATTTCTTCTATACGTAATTGTGTAAATGACTGAACCTGCGTATCACTCAATTGCATCAGAGAGTGATTTCTTTCTAGTAACAACTTATTATCCAATACAGTATCGTATATTTTATATTTACCTCTGTTGTTTTCAGAGTAATTATAAATTTCTTGTAATCCATATTGTTGACCGTCTGATAAAAATGGAAATGCTTTTACTACACGTTTTAAACCCACACCATCTAGTCCAGGTATGTTGTCGCTAACGTCACCTTCCATAACTCTGTATAAAACAAAGTTATTGCAAGTAATTCCATATTCATCCACTATTTCTTTACAACCAAAAATTTTCTTTTTTACAGGACTCCAGATTTTAATCTTGTCACTTGCTAGTTGAAGAAAATCTTTATCAGTAGACATAATTGTTACATTACTGTCCTTAAAAGTTTCTTTAGCTAAATAAGCAATTGTGTCGTCCGCTTCTATTTGATCAATTGCCATAACTGTTACAGGCAATGTATCTAAATAATTTACAGTACGAATCAATTCTTTTTTGAAGTTAACAGATTCAATCTGTGATGAAGATAATTCTTCGTAATTACGGTTGAGACGAATATCAGTCTTTCTGCCGTTTTTGTAACCTGGATATATCTTTCTACGTTTCTGACTACCACCTTTACCATCAAATACAATAATAACTCGGGTAGGAGAAAGCAATTTAATTGCATATCCAATGCTCTTCAAGAAACCAGCAATACCCCCGGTATGCAATCCGTCTTCATTGAGTGAAGGAATGGCCATAAAACTGCGAATGTAAGTATTAAGGCCATCAACAAGGAGGATGTCAGAATTAATGTTCTTTTGTAGACCATCATTTCCAACACCCCCCTTGATATTTTCAAACAAGGAGAACAGTTTCTTCTTTTCAGATGAACTGAATCCACTCATTTTTATTCTTCGTTGCCTGCAGTTTCTTCGTGTGTATCCACAACAGCATCCTCAATAATTTGACTATTGGGATCTTTGTATTTCATAATTACAGCGTCACAAATCTTCAGGTAAATTTCTTCACCCAATTGTTTGTCACTCTGCATTACACTTACAAAGTCTTTGGATTGGAACTTCCATTCGCTTCCATCGTTCTTTTTATAAGTGTAATAAGCACCACCCTGTTTAATTAGATTCTGTTCTTTTAGAACTTTAATCCAACTGCCATAGTCAGCAATTCCACTATCAAAATAGATATCAAAATTGGCCTGACGTTGAGGTGGTCCCATACGATTCTTGATAACAACTGCCTTACACTCATTTCCGATGACTTCTTCACCCTTCTTGAGTTTACCGGCATTATTCAAACGAACACGTACACTACAATGATATGCTAAAGCCTTACCACCACTTACTACGTACTTATCACCAAATGCCATAGCATTTAAATTCTGACGTAGTTGATTAGTAAATACAGTCAATACTTTCTGTTTACCAATCATAGTAGTAATCTTACGCATTGCCTTACTGATAATAATAGATTTACCCGTTGCAAATCCATCCTTACCGTGATCACTTTCCAATTCAACTTTAGTAGATGCTGCTGCTACAGAATCCACAATGATTGTAAGAATACGATCTTTGTTGCTCTTACGAACAATTGCGATCATCTTCTCCATCTGAGCAAAAATATCTTCAACGGTTTCACATTGAACATATAGTAGCTTAGACAAATCTACACCAAGACTCTTCCAGAACTCAGGCGCAGCTGCGTTTTCAGTATCAATTACTACAGCGACTCCACCCTTCTTCTGTGTATCTGCGACAACGTGTGCCGACAATAGACTCTTACCAGTACCTTCAAGTCCGTTGAATTCAACCATCTTACCAACTGGTAGACCGCCGTGTGGACGATTACTAATTGCAAGATCCAAAATAGAAGAGCCAGTACTAATCCAATCAGTAATTTCTGAAGGGTTATCTTGTTCATCTAGGAAATGCGCAATTTTCCCACCGTCTTTATTTGCTTTGTTAAGCTCATTCGCCAACATTTCGATTAATTCGTCACGTTGACCCGATGTATCTTTTGTAACACTTTTCTTTGCCATAACGTATATAACTAGAAAGCCGGTGGGGTATAAAAACTCCACCGGCTTATTTTTATTTTTTAGGAGTTAAACAAGTCATCAAATGCTTGTTCTACACTGTCTTTACCCTTTGCTTTGGCAGCAGTTGGTGAAGCTGGTGCCTTAGCTGTAGCAGTTGCGGTTACTGCTGGTGATGTTGAAAACGGAGCTTCATCATCATCTCCACTAGGAGTAGGTTCAGCTGCAACTTCAGTTGCGGCTGATTCTGGATTCAACCACTTATCCATAACTTCCTTCAAGTCATCATAGGATAGTTCTTCAAACAAATCCAAGATGTTTACTTGTGCCTTTAGAGCATCCAAGAGTTGGGTATTCTTTGGATCTACGGCGACACTTACATTTGGCTTAACACGAATGCTGGTTTCTGGGAAACTAGCTCCGCCTTCAGCTGTCTTGAATTCTACAACGATATCACGACCATTGGTTAGATCGGTAATATCACCGAAATCAGGATCACTGATGATTGAAAGCAGTTCTTGATAAACTTGCTTTCCAAATCCCCAGAACTTGACACCTTCTCCTTCTTCACCACGAACAATGACTGGTACGAAAGTACGCATCTTTGGTTCCATCTTACGACCCATCTGCCAATCTTCCTTTGAACCAGTCTTCTTCAGACGGTTAGCAAATTCAACGATTGGATCTGGACGACCAAAACTATCAGGAGATAGATAAGTCTTGTTATTGATGTTGTAATGAAACTTTAGTTCGATAAACGGATTCTCAGGTACGTACTTATATGGTACGATACGAACTACTTGTTTACCTGGCTTTGGTTTCCAAATCAAGTTGGATTTTTGATTTGTGTTTGAAAGGGAGTTCAAACGACTCTTTAGTTTACTTAGATCTAATGCCATAATTATTTAATGTTTAATTGTTAATTAGTTAATTACTTCAACGGATCACTCGACCCGTCATATAACCAACCTAAAATCAGTCTACACTATGTATAGATTGAAATCAAGTCTAAAATATATATCAAATTTCTTGGATAGAAAACAATTTTAATGGAACTATTTTTACACCAATTTCGTTGGTTAGTATAATACTGTTTTTATATAGTTCCCAATTTAATTGGAAGTTCTTATCAAATACACCATTGTTTTCGTCAGCAATCAACTTATTCATTGCGTTGAGCGTATATAGTGTATTTGTTTGTTTCTTACGATGAATACTTATAGTACCTTTGTAACGATTATTACGTTCGGTTTTTTCTACATTAAACGTTAAGTACAATTCCCGAAGATTATTCTCATTTGCAAATATAAAAATCTTATTATCGATCAATGTATATTGTTGAGTTATCTCTTTAATTGTTTCAGTATAATTTAAGCTATTTGCAAATGTGCAAAGTAGTTGTTTTTGAGATATCATATTTTATTTACAAATTTGTTACCCTCGACTTTAAAACTAAATCCACTACCGCTTTCGCTTCTCATTTCATACACGACATAAATAGGAGTAACTTGATCATCTTCGGTTTCTATTCCAAAGAACAAATATAAATATATAACCAAATAAGCATTAGCTTCAGGTTCAAGTCTTACGGTTAATTTGCCTAATTTTAAATCAGGTATTTTTTCAGGTATTGTTACTTTGTATTGATTTTTATATCCGAGTCTTTCAAGTTTATCACCTGTAAATTTAATAAGCGGAAGACTTACGTTGCCTCCAAATATAGCCTCCGTTGATAAAATCGAGGCCAGATTTATAAATTCTTTTTGTATTTTATCGGGATCAGACAGATTTGTGTCTTGTAAAACTTTTTTCATTATCAAATCAATATATTGTAATGCTAATGCATTTCCTCTATAGATTAATACAGGAGCTAATTCGTCTCTAGATATACAAGTTTGTTTTGAAGACGACAATTTTTTGATTGTTGATTTAATGTTTTGTTTTATAGATTTAACTTGCGATAACTCTTCAGGATTCACATCAAATATAAAATACTTGGATACTGTCGGATTTTTTGCCGTTTCGACTATTTTATTTAAAATTACATCGTCGGTGTTATTAACACTCAATAGTTTTTCATAATCCTCCAAATTTTTAAGTAAAGCTGGAGATAAATCTGTAGATTTAGTACCACACGATTTGTTACTTTTTTCATTTAAAGATCCAATTTCTTGTGTGATTTTATCTTCTATTTTTTTCAACTCTTTAAGAGAATGAGTCTCAATATTTTTAACCTCGCCATTTAAATTATCAAACAAATCCTTCTTTACTTTATCTATGAATCCACCTGTAAGTTTAGAGAAATCATCAATCATCCCCCTATATTTTTCTTTTATAGTATCTGATATTTCTTTATACTTGTTAATGTAACTATCAAAAGTGTTTTTAATTCTAGTAAAGAATCCCTCTGTTAATCGTGTCTCTTTTACTATTTTTTGATACTCTCCAGATGGCTGCGTTTCTACCTCCGCTTCCAAATATCCTCTTAATTGAGTCAAAACCTTGCCTACTCGACCAGACATAGCTTTCAAACTAACTAAAGCAAAATAAATGTCTTTGCCTTTTATTTTTGACACTGAATCACTTACATCTTCGATTGCCCCACTATCAAGTGCAGCATATACATCATTTTTAGTGCCACCATAAATTATTACCACATC